TCCCCTTACTTACGGGCGATTAGCCCCCCCTTTGACTGCGCCTGTGTGCGTGCGTGCGCCCGTGACAGGTGCGACAGAGCGTCTCCAGGTTGTCCACATCAAGCGCCAGGACGGCGTCCTTGTGGACCTCTACGTCGTGGTGGACAATCAGATGCTCAGAGGTCCCACAAACCCTGCAGCGGTAGCCATCACGCTCGAGCGCTAGGGCCCTGACCTTCTTCCAGCCTGCGGTTCCGTAGATGCGTTGGCGCTCGAGCTGCTCAGGTGTCCACTGTCTGCGGCGACGGAAGCCTCGGCCGAAGCTCGGCGGCCTGGCACAGGACTGACAGACGGGCGCCTTGATGTTCTCGTGCAGTGAGCCGCAGCTGTTGCACACCTTGAGCTCAGGCATCGAAGCAGACCTCGGGCTTCATCTCTCCGACGAGGACGCGGCGCTCGGGATGCGATGGCGAGCCGTGCCGTGTCTCTCTCAGGTGCAGGCAGAAGGCGTCGCGCAGCGCGTCGATCTGCCGGCCGTCTGCTGCCAGGCGGCGGCTCATGTTGTAGTCGGCGGCGTACCCGTCGGAGCCGTAGGCCTGATACGGGTAGCGCTCCCACATTCCCACCGTGCAGGTGGTGAGCACAAAGCCGGTGAAGTACGTCTGCTGTACCTCGGGCCCCATCAGCACGTCGCGCCAGCTGGGGAGCGTGTAGCTGTGCGGCTTTGGTATCTCGTCGACGAGCGGGTCGGTGCTGAGCGCGACCTTGTCGTCGGTGAAGTCTTGGTTGCACCAGCCGGTAGTGACGCGCTGCGGATGCGCGTTGGCGTGCGCGAGCACCAGCTCGAGGGAGTGAGGCGGCACTACTGCGTCGTCACTGATGAGCGACAGGTGCGTGTAGCCACGGGCCTTGACCTCGGGCATCAGCTGCTCGGTCCAGACGCTGTCGGCTATCTGCCTCTCGGTGTAGCCACGGATGCGGACCTTGTCGATCGGCAGGGCATCAAGGGCGTCAAGGACCTGCGGTATCTCGCGCACGTTGAGCACAGCCAGGACTGGCTTCACTTCTGCCTGCCTCGCCAGTAGGTGACGGGCAGCTGCTTGCGCTTAGGGTCCTCACGCTGCAGCGCCTTGAGTAGGTATGGCGGTGCGTTATGCGCCTTGGCCCACCAGGTCAGATGCTCCAGCTGCTTCTCGTCTAGGAAGATGAAGGGCATCGGAAGCTCAGGCCGCGGGATGGCAGCAGGCCGTGCGAGCGGATGGCGACAGCCAGCAGGGCACGCACGCGCAGAGGCTCTGACTCATGCTCGAGCGCCAGGCGCGCATACGGGTTTGGCTCGAGCGCTACGACGGCGACGTCCTCCTCGAGCTCGTCGTTGATGACCGGGATGCAGGTCACGCACATATCGCGCTCGAGGAAGAGCTCGGCCATGTCGACGGCGTCATACATGCCAGGGCCAGTCCTTGCGGTCGTGGACCATCAGCGCAGCGCCGACGATCGCGGCACCCAGCCCGACGAGGCCGTGATGGACGCGCAGGCCGCAGACCCATACGCGGCGCTTCTCGGTGTCGATGTGCAGGATGCGCATGTGTTCCTCGCTCCCTGCCCTTCGGATACAGAAACGCCGGCTCACTGGCCGGCGCGGAAGTCATGCTCGACGCCGCCTTATCCCCCATGGAAACGGAGCGCCGAGGCTATGAAGCGCGTCCCTCGAGACGCTATGAATCCACATGGCTGAGGGCGCACTACGCCCTTTCCTAGGTGGACAGTTGAAAGATAACCGGCTGACCGGACGGAGTTACCGGCAGCGCCGAGAGCAGCAGGGGCCCGGGCGCCCGAGGAGCCGCAGGCCTCCGTCCCTCTCCCTCGGTGCCCCACATGAATGAAGGCACAGGTGTCCCTACCTCCGTTGTCTACTGCACTCGATCTGACCACCAGCTCTCCGACCGTGCCAGCCTCACGCCTTGCGGCGTCTGCCTTCCACGGGTTCGCATAAAGCTCTTGGCCGGACGGGTTCCGGCCGCGCTGGCTTGCCTATGTTGCCTGCGCCGTTCGCAGGCTAGGTCAGCTTCCCTCGAGGTCCAGGTATGCGATCCGCGCCAGCCTGGCCGGCGACATCGTCGATCAGCCCACGCGCTCTCCTCTGCGTATGCGGCTCCTGACGAAGTGACGCGGGCCTGTGTTCTTGGCCTTCACGCGCTCAATGGCGCGCTCCCACGTCTCGAAGACGTCGTACTTGCCCTTGGTCTCTATCGAGCAGATGAGGTCCTGGCCGACCATGCGCAGCAGCTCGCGGCGGATGATGTTGCGCGCGGAGATGTGATCCAGCTCGTCGGCGAGCTCCTCGAAGGTCATCTGCTGGCGGCCGAGCTGCGCGAGGATGGCTTGCCGCAGGCGCTTGCGGTCCTGCTTGATGTAGTTGCTCACGCTGCCTCCCAGAGAGTTCGCTGGACGCCATCAGTGCCACGATCAAGCCTTGGGCGCGACGGGACGTTCCAGCCAGAGCGCGCCTTGCGCTCCCCAACCACCTTCCAGCCAGCTGCGCGCAACGATGAGCCGCTCTCGCCCTCCTGCGTGTAGGTAATGAGTCGCCCATAGCCGAGCGCCTTAGTCGCCCTCCAGGCGGCCCCATAGAGCATGGAGTTGGCGTTGCGACTCCCATCTGTGGCGGTGCGGTTTACCTCAAGCGTCAGTCCATCGTCGTAGTGACGGGCAACGGGCCTACCGACCATTGCTACGCCTACTAGGACGTCACCATCGGCAACGCCGATACTGAACTTGTGGCCGCGAGGCGGCAAGTGATGCCTGTGCCAAGCGCGTGTGAACTCTGTCGCCTCTTGAAAGCTGACTGGCACGAGACGGAGACTCACCGGCTGCGCCTTGAGGCCAGCAGCCCTATCTCGATCATGCGGGCCCGCAGCACGTCCAGCTCGTCTTGCAGCCTGGCGATCTCCTCGCGCGCATCCTGCTGGCCGAGGCGATAGGCCCGCTCAGCGTCAATGGTCGGCACGATGCCCAGCTTCTTGAGTCGGTCGTGCGCGCTCATCTGCGGGCCTTCTGCAGTTCTTTCAGCTCGGTGATGTAACGGCTGGCAAGGCCCTCTGTGAGCCCGGGCGGCACCGGCCTGCCGGTCTGCTCGGCGAGCTTGCGGATCAGCCAATACTGCTTGTCGGTTGCGGGCCCGTTCGGCCATCCGGCCCAGCTCATGGCTTCCTGATGGCGTAGTGACGCATGTAGGGCTCGCGGTCACCCATGAGCCGGACGTAGTGCAGCTCGCTGACCTGGTCGTGCGGGATGTAAAGGTCGACGGGCAGGAACTGCGCGTAGTCGCCCATGCGGCGCTTGAGCTCGCCGATCGTCGGAATCGGGTCGATGAGCAGGCAGCCGACGTCGAGGAGCTCCTTGCTTTCGTCTCCGTTCTCCCATACGCGGCCGAAGTAGCTGCTGTTTCCATTCCTGTCGTGATGCCAGCCGACCCGGACCTCCAGGTAGCCGGCAGGGCACGGGGCGGTGAAGATGCACTCGCTCATGCGGCCTCGTCCAGTAGCCCGAGCTGCCCGGCTTCCTCAACAGCTTCACGCTCGTCTGCGGCGCGCATGATGTCGTCGGTGTCGCCCTGCGCCTGATGCTTCTCCCACCAGGCAATGCGCGCTTTGGCAATCTCCGCATATTCGGCCTCGCGCTCAACGCCGACAAACTCAAAGCCCTCTAGGACCGCAGCGCAGCCCGTAGTGCCGCTTCCGGTAAACGGGTCAAGGACAATGCCGCCTGGCGGAGTGACAAGGCGGCATAAGTAGCGCATGAGCTCTATCGGCTTTACGGTCGGGTGATGGTTTGGAACTGCTCCGTTGCGTCCGGCTCCAGCCCTCGGTGACTGAGCGCCTTTGGTTCCTGGCGGTGTTGCTTCGTTGACAACCTTTAGGTCAAACCCGTCTAGCCCGGCGTTGCGCTCACCCTTAGAAGCCTTCGGGCAATAGAAGAAACGAGAAGCGCCGCCCGAACCGCCGTAGCCCTTATCTGGCCCCCGTCGCATACGGAACGCATAACTTGATGCATCATGAAAACGGCCCTCGTCAGGATGGTTTCGGTAAACCGCCGTTCCGTCCTTGCTTTCTCCGCTCTGCTCGTCTAGGAGCCGCCCCGCTTCCTCATTGAGAATCACGTTCGCAGGCCAACGGCCGGAGGCTTCACTCATCTCACCGTTGCGACCTGTTCCAGCACCAAGCGCGTGGCCGCTATCAACGCCCGGCCGCATCAAGGGCTGCGGAACCGACGGGGGCTGCCCCTCTATCCGGCACCCGTTGATGTTCAACGCGCCCGTCCCAAACTCCAACACGTTCGCCGCAACCGTCCCTGACAGCGGCTTACGAGCAACGACGATCGGCTCGTGAGCAGGCTTTAACGCCGTACCCCACCCCTCCCACTTCTCGGCTTCGGGAGTAGCGGGGGCGGTGATTAGCTCAACCGGAGCGTCGGCGGTGTTGAACGGCGCGACACCGTTCGGACTTCCGCGCTGTGCCGGCTCTCCGACAACCTCCCGCTCGGCTCCCGCTGCCTTGTCAATCGCCTTCCCCACATTGAGACTTTTCGGAAACCCCGACCCATAAAGCCACATCATCTGATCCCGAACCTCAAACCCCGCATCCTCAACCGCGCACGCAAGACGGTGATACGTCCGGCTCCCACCAAACGCCAGAAGGTGACCGCCAGGCTTCAGGACGCGGATGCACTCCTGCGCCCACTCAAGGCCGGGCGGCAGGTCATCCCACTCCTTACCCATAAACCCGAGGCCGTATGGCGGGTCGGTGACGATGGCGTCAATGCTCGCCTCCGGCAGCTCGCGCATCGCTTCAACGCAATCCGCCTCAATCAGCCGCCACATCAGAAATCCCGTGTGTTAGTCGTGCGCCGGTAAGCCAGAGCGATTGAGCCGGCCTGCTGAACGGCCGCCAGCTGCTCGGGCAGCGTCAAGTAGGGCAGCAGGTCCAGCTCGTGCCGGTCATAGGCGGGATGGCAAACGTCACCGCACAGCGGCACGACGTTGTCGGCGCCCATGTTGTTGCCGACTCCAGGCGCAAGGCTGCGAGGGATGACGTGCGCAGCCTCTACCTGAAAGCTCGAGCGGCACACGCGGCACCTGAAGCCCTCGCGCTCAACCTTCTGCCTGGCCTCTTTCCACGAGCGGCGCTTCACTTCTCCAGCGCTTCCTTGGCCCGTGCCACGCCCGAAGCTGCACTAGGCAGCGTCAACGGGATGGCGGCGATGTCTACTAGGGCCTTGCGGTAGGCGTCACGCTCGACCGCGAGCTCGGAGCAGCTCGTCAGCGCATCGCGCACGTCGCGCCACAGCACCCACTCCCCCTGCGGGTCGTGCTCGGCCTTGTAGGGCCCGGCGAGCGTGTACCTGGTCATCTGATCCTCGCCCAGCAGCTCCACGCCGAGAAACCGACGTCGCGCGCCACGCGGTTTGCCACGCGCATCTGCTGGCGCCACGTCGCATAGCCGGCGTTGCTCGGATACCACGGCAGCTTCCAGTGCTGCCAGGTTGCGTAGTAGAAGCCAAGGCCGCCCTGGTAGGTCGGGCCCTTGTGAGACCAGTTGACTCCGCGCCAGCCGCTACCGGGCTGCTCGCAGCGGCCCATCTTCACCCACAGCTGCCAGTTGGCGGGCATCGGCCGGGCCTGCGCTACGGGAGCGCCGAGAGCCATCGCGGCTAGGACGGCGACGAGGAGCCTACGCATCGCGCACCTCCTCGTCGTGGTCCTCACGGTCGGTAGAGAACGGCGCCCTGCCCTCGCAGCGAGCCTTGAGGTCCTCGTGCTCAGGGCCCAGGTGCTTCCACGGCGCGAAGTCCGGGCCGTCGTAGTGCCAAGGCTTGGCAATCATGTCGGCCTCGGCCTGAGCCTCCATACGATCCCTGAAGCTCATGCGGCCTCCTTCTCGTAGCCGGCCATCGCAGCCTTCGGGCTCAGCGGCTCTCCCTGAGCTCGCGCCCAGCGATGAACCTCAAGCGGCACGACGGCGTAGCGGTTCTCCTGGCCGGGCACCGGGGCGGCGAGGCGCTCTGCGTGCTCAAGCGGGTAGCCGTCGAAACTCTCAGCGCCGCAGAACAGGTACTTCGGCTGCCTGACGTCCTCGGCGCAGACAACCGTGTAGCGGGTCGGCTCGGCCTTCTCTTCCTTCTGGCGCATCCTGCCACCGAAGAGTCTGCCGCGCTCGCGCTTGGCCTCTTGGCGCTTGACCTTGCTCTGCCTCATGCCGCTACCCGCAGCTGCGGCCTGATGGCAGCGGCCAGCTCAAGGGCGTCCAGCACCAGCTGCTCGCCGTCGTCCAGCGTGAGGATGACCTCTGCCCCGTTGCGCAGCACCAGCACCGGCTCGGCATCCCCTGAGTGCTCCGGCAGGCCCCTGCGCAGGCCCATGAGGAGAGTCGTATCGTCCTCTACAGACCTCTGCTGACTTACCTGCTCCTTCTCTCTATTATCGAACATCATGTAGCCCTCCGGCTGGTTTTAGGGTCTCCGCGAGGGATACCCCTTGGTGATCTGAGTCCTGCCCTGTGAAGAACGTGAAGCCCGCCGTGGCGACCTGCATCTCGTCCAGGCTCACGCGGTCGACGTAGGTGCCGGCGGTCGTCTCCACCGACTCGTGGCCCAGGAGGGCTTGAGCGACTCGTAGGCCGACCGCCTTGCCCAGCGTGTCGCCGAAGGCGTGCCTGAGCGTGTGCGGCGTGATCGGCTGATAGATGCCAGCCTTGATGCCGCAGTCCTTGATGATGCGGTACATGCTGTTGGCCGACATCGGGCGGTCGACCTCGACGAACTCGCCGAGTGCCGGGAGGGTTGCCCGCTGGCGAGGGCGCAGCAACGTGCCTTCCTTCGGGCCGATCGTGCGTATCTCCTCGAGGACCGGCTGCAGGTCGGCGATGGCCGGCACCCAGCGCTCCTTGGCGCCCTTGCCTGCCGTGCGCGGCACATGCACCCAGCCCGGGCGCATCACGTCGGCCACCTGGCACATGCGCAGCTCCTGCGAGCGAAGACCGGCGCAGACGCCGAGGTAGACGATCCAGCGCTCGGTAGGCCGCGCATCGGAGCTCGCCGCCCAGCTGAGCAGCTGCTGTATCTCCTGGCGGGTCAGGCGGTTGATCTTGGCCTTGGTCTTGCGGGCCCTGCGAACGGCGCGAGCCGGGTTGGTCGTGCGCATGTCCTCCTCGCAGGTCCAGTCGTAGAAGCTGGTCAGGACCGAGTGCGCCTGGTTCTTGCTGTTCGGATGCTCCCAGCGGCGCAGCGTGCGCTTGACGTCCTGCTTGCCCGCCTTCTCCACCGGACGGCCTCCGCAGTCCTCGGCGTGAGCGCAGAGCTTCTCCCTGTAGGCCTGCTCGGTGTGCGGGCTGTTGATCTGCCCGTAGCCGCGCCAGTCGGCGATGAAGGCGTCAATGGCAACCTCGAACCTCATGCGGGTCTCCTCTCGTCGGAGTCCCGAAGGTAGTCCCTGAGCTCGACGAGTGCCTGAGCTGTGCGGCGGCGAAGGTTCGGTGAGTCGAGCAGCTCGGCGAACGGCGACTGATGCCAGAAGGCGGCCAGGAAGACGTCGATCGACTCGTCGTCGCAGAGCCTGTCCCACTCGTCGCGGTCCTTGCGGAAGGCGTTCAGGTCGATGACGTTGCTCATACTTCCCACCTGGCGCGCAGCTCGTCGATCGCCTCGTCCGGTATCCCCTTGCACCTGACGCAGCCCGGAGTCCGGTCACCGGACTGCTTCTCGCCCCTGTAGCCGTCGCGCAGGTCACGCAGGCCCTGCGTAGCGGCATCGCCCAGCGCTTCCTCTGCGTCTACCTCCCCTGCCGCGACCTTCGGCAGCACCACATCGAGCTTGGTCAGGCTCGCATCGGCCAGGCGCTCAGGGTCGATGCCGTGCTCGAGGACGAATACCTCGTGAACCTTGGCGGCGGTGAAGAACTCGCTGCGGCTCATGCCGATGTCCGGCTGAGCGAGAAACTCGGCGAGCGTGTCGTACCCGAGGGCCTCGTAGGCGTGGTTGCGGCTGATGCCGTAGCAGGCCTCGGCCACGTCGATTAGTGAGCGCCTGGTGATGCGCAGCGCGGCTTTCAGGCGCTGCTCGAGCTGAAAGGCGTCCTGCGGTTCTATGACCTCTCCGGCGACGGTGAGCGTGCCGGCCTCGGTGCGCAGGCGGATGCCCTGCGGTGCTGAGTGCTTGACGATCCGCGCGTGCGGCGTCTGCTTGACGAGAACCTGCACCGGCGCTCCCTTGGCGGCGCTGAGGGCCTCAAAGATGCGCTCGGGCTCGGTCTCGGTGATGTTGAAGCGCTTGGCGAAGTCGACCAGGCCCTTGCGCTGCCCATCCGTGAGGTTGAAGGCGTCGTCTATGTCGACGCTCAGGTTGCGCCACTCGATTGCGTACTGGCCGCTGTCGTGGCGGCTGATTATGCGCAGCCCCCAGCCGCCCTTCTTGCGGGCCATGACCGAGACCTCGTCAAGGGTCATGCGGTGCTCGCCCTCGGGCAGGGCTCCCTGCTCGGTTGCGGTTATCTGGCCGGCGAGGCGCTGAACGGTCACAGGTCCGCCTTCCTCTCCCCTATGCGCCCCCTGGCCTCGACCAGCTGGCGGCCGAACTGCTTCTCGGCCTCGTGACGCTTCTCGTCAAGGGCAACCAGGACAGCGATGTGCGCCGAGAGCTCGGCGTTCTCAGCCATAAGCGTGGTGACGTGCTCGCGCAGTCGCTCGCACTCGCAGTTATCGCACTTGCAGCTCATCGCATCTTCCTCTCCAGCGGGTCTCCGCTCTCCAGCCACTCTCGGTTGCGCTCCACGGCCATGTCGATGCTCTGCGGCTCGTAGCCGGCCCACATCAGCGCGTGCCGGAAGGCAGCGATGCGATCAGCTACTCGGCCTTGCTTGACCTGACGCTCGACGTCGGCGTAGAGCCGCTCGCGCTCAGCGCGCCTACGCTCAATCCCAAGCGTGTGCGGGTAGTTTGAGTGCTTCGGCCAGCGTGCTTTCACAGCGCCTCCCTTGCGACCTTGCAGGCGTGCTCGAGCTCGCCCAGGCGCGCGTCCAGCGCCATCCGCGCAGTCAGGTCCTCGGCGTCGTAGGTGAGGACGGCGGGCAGGACCTCGGCGATGCGCACGGCGACGTGCTCGAGGTAGGGCTTAGGGTCCTGCCTCATTTCGGTGACGGTGAGCGTCATCTTCATGCCGCCTGCGCCATGTAGTCGCCGGTTTCCGGGTCAAGGCCAAGCGCGTCCCTGCGCTCCCTTATCTGCCTCGGCAGTCCCTGACGCGGGTCAAGCTGCGCGATCTGCTCGGGCGTGTACCCGAGGAACGCTTTCAGCTGCGCGTCACGGTCTGCGAGCTTCGGAGGAGGCAGCGGTGAGCGGCGCAGGCGGTCCAGCGTGTTCTCCAAGCGCCTTGCCAGCCCAAGCGCTGCGGCGAGGGCCTTGCGGTGCTCCTCGTCGTTACGCTCGGCCAACAGCCGCGATGGATGCTCGATGCCTCCCTGCACCTGCGCCTCGAACTTGATCGTCTTGCCGCCGGCGATCATCGACAGCTGCGCGAGGGCCCTGTCGATACGCACACCAGGCGCGTCCTTGCCAGCCAGGTCGTCGGCATCGCGGCGCTCACGCTCGCGGCGCTTGCGCTCGCGGTCCTCCTTGGCCTTGTCCAGCTCGGCGTCGAACTCCAGCTGCCTCTTTGCTGCCTCTGCCCGTGACTCGAGCTGCAGCATCGCCTTCGCTGGCCCGCACTTGCGGATCAGGTAGCGGCAATACTCCGTCGTCGGGCTCCAGACGCGGGCATACGGGCGGTGATTGCTGTTGCCCGGGTCCGGGTTGTTTATCCCGGCAGCCCACGCGCGCAGCTCGGCCCCATAGGCCTGCACCTGCTCAGCGGTCACCTGTTGCTCAACGGACGGCATGAGGCTCCTAGAAGGGAACTCCGTCGTCTGCGGGCGCCGGAGGCTTGATCTGCGACGGGTCCCAGCCCTGCACCTGGCCGTACTCGGCCACGCGCGTCTTGATGTCGCCGTTGTAGACCTCGTGCGTGACCTCGACGGTGACCTTGCGGCCGATCAGCGTCGACGGGTCGAAGTCGAACTCGCCCTCGGGAAACGGGAACTGCGCCGCCGAGAGCAGCTGCTTGACGCGCCACATGGCGCGGTCGGTGACGTATACCCAGTCCTTGAGGCCGCGCCCCTTGTATTCGCCGTCCATGATCTCCAGGTCAAGCTGGATGCACGGCGTTCCCTTGCTGCTGGCGCCCTCTGTGGCGTCGGTGATGGTGGTCTCGTAGGTGCCGGGCCCGATCAGGGTCGCCGGCGTCTCCTCGTCTGAGACCTTGGTGAGGTCCTCGAGCTTCATTCCTGCTCCTTGCTTTCGTCGTTATCCAGAAACGGGATGTCGCTCAGGTCTGTCTTGAGCGCCTCCCTAAAGGTCTCCAGCCACTCGCTCAGGTCAAGCTGGCGGTGAGTGCCGAGGGCTCCTGAGCGGTCCTTGGCGCGGCGCCCGTTGCCTTCGATAAGGCGAGCCATGTAGGTGCGCTCGCCGTCGTCCTCGACGACGCCTGTGTAGCCCAGCACGTCGACCTCGGCCATCGCCTCAGCGGTCGACCGTCCGCCGATCTCAGGCTCGACGATGAGCTTCTCGCCGTCCTGCTTGTGGGCCTCGTGGCAGATCAGCACGACGTTGACCGGCAGGTCGCGCAGCGTCTGCAGGATGGTGCGCAGCTCCTTGCCGATCATGCCCCACTGCGGCAGCGAGACATCGTCGCCGCCGATCGCCTGGGCGAGCTGGCTCCTGACTTTCCCCCAGGTGTCGATGACGATGGTGCCTACCTCGTCGGTGAGGGCGTAGGCAACGGCCTGCCGGAGACGCTCGCGCGGGTCCTCATCGGGCCGCAGCTGCATCTCCAGCAGTTCCGTGCCTCGCTCGGCGGCTACGCGCCTTGCGTAAGCCATCGCGCCGGTTCCCTCGAGGTTTATCCAGACGATCGGGCCGGGCGCCGTAGCGGCGGCCGTCGTCTTGCCCGTACCAGGAGGGCCGTAGAGCAGCACGTTGAAGTGCTCCGGGCCCAGCGCGGGCGGGTTGTCGAAGATGGCAGGCGCTGCCTTGGTCTTCGTCATCGCCCCTCCCCCAGCTTGCGGTAGCGCCAGCGGGTTGCGCTGTCGACGCGCTGAGCCTCAATCAGGCGCAGCTTCTCGGCGACCTTGGCCTTGTAGGCCTTCTGCTGTGCCTTGGTGCGAATCATGCCGCCACCAGCTCGTAATCCAGGGCCTCTTTGTCGGTGCGCTCCAGTACGGCGGCAGCGCTGTCAAGCCGGCTGCGCATGACGTGCAGCAGGCGGTTCATCTCCTCGGCGCGCTCCTCGACGCTCATGCGCTCGTCGACGGCGGTGCGCTCGTACATCTCGCCCAGCTCCATGAACCTGCGGCCGTACTGTCCGGCCTCCATCAGTTGCTCCAGCATCCCCTGCTCCTCTCTGTCTAGTTGCGTCGGTTGCTGTTCCTGCCGTAGATGCGCTCGCCGATCAGGTCGACGAGGAAGTAGCCAACGAAGGCCAGGACGAAGGCGACGGCGAGCCAGCCGAGCATTACCAGCGCCGCCATGCCCAGCTGCCAGAACGAGGTCAGCATGAGGCGGCCTCCTTGGCCTGCTCGGCCTCGGCGATGTCGCACAGCGTCTGTGCAACGGTGAGCTCGCTCTGGCCGACCTGAATCAGGATCGACCGGCAGGCCAGCGCAGCCAAGCGCTCGCTCTCGCCGACAGGCTTCATCAGCTCGAGGAGCTTCTCGGCGATGTCGGTAAAGGTCTCCCCTGCGTACAGGTGAGCCTCCGCGCGGACCTTGAGCTTCTCGACGCTCACGAGGTCACCAGCAACGTCGCCAGTACGAAGGCGGCCACGAGGGCCGCGCTCCCCAGCAGGCCGGCGATGATGACCGCAGCTATGGCGATCTGTCCGGCCTGGTCTGCTGCCTTCCGATACCGTTCCTGCATCCCGTCCTCCGTTCCTCATGGCGGTGCTATTCACCATCCACAACCGTATTCCTCCACGGTGCGGGACGGAGTTCTATACCAGACTACGGACGGATCAAGCCGAAGGTCTGTAAAACCTGCGGTAATACCGTGATTTTCGCCCTGAGGTCAGCGGAAATCTGTACGCTCTGCTGATGCCCGAAGAGACCCTAGGACAGCGGCTGCTCAGGCTTCTCAACGAGAAGCACTACGGCAAGAGCGAGTCAGCTTGGGCCCGGGAAGCCGGCGTGGACTTCTACACGATGCGGCGCACCATCAACGACGAGTCAGAGCCCAGGTATCCGACAATGGTCAAGCTCGCCGACTACTGCGGCGTCAGCTACGAGTACCTGAAGACCGGCGAGGGCCAACAGGAGCCCCCACCGGCCAGCCTTGACGAGATCAGGTCACGGGTTGATGAGGCGATGGAGCTCTTGCAGGGAATCGCCCGGGACCTTGATGCCCGGGACGGCAAGCGCTGAGTATCTGCTCGAGCTGCACGAGTCTGTCGCGCAGCGGGTCGTCTGCCGGTACTAACGGCAGATGTGTGCTGAGCTGATCGTGCAGCTCAGCCAGAACGTCTAGGGAAGAAGGCTTCAAGCCCCCCCCCCTCGGTTTCTGCTCATCTCAACCTCCCTAGTTGACGTGGCGTTAGCGGCAACCTTGACGAAAATACGCTGCCCGCGCAATACGCCAAACCGTTAGGGAAGCGCACAAGCGGACAACGCTGGGACAACGACAAAAGCCCCCCCAGCCGCTCGGAAGGAAGCGGCCAGAGGGGCTTTCGGAGCGCGCAGAGAGGTCGCGCTCTGAGCCGACGCGCGAGGAGCAGGGGAACTCGGCGGTCGACGTATGGACGGCCGAAGCCGAAGTGTTAGGTCCCTGCCTCATGCACCGTTATCTCGGTGCGCGGGCTGCCGTAACGCTTGATGGCGCTCAGCTCGATGACGTGCCTGTCGTCCTCGATGACGCTTGACTGCGTCAGGGCATCCAGGACGTTGCGCGAATACTTGTCAACGTCGCCCGAGCGAGGCCAGGTCGGCTTGCTCTTTGGCTCAGGGAAATACAGAGTGATGACCACCTGATAGGGCGGCAGGAGCGGGCCGGCGTCGTGCAGGTCGCGCAGCTGAGCCTTGGCGGCCTTCAGCCACTCAGTCGCCCTGGGGTTGCTTTCCCTGTTGAACCTGACTCCCGTCTTGGTGACTCCCGCTACCCGGCTTCCCTTGGGCCTGGGCGGGCCCGGGATCGTGTAGGTGACGCTGCGGCGAGGGCTCACAGGTCGGTGCGCCGGTACTCGCCAAGAGCGGCGAAGGCGGTCACCGAGGCGGCGAGGGCCATGCGCAGCAGCATCTGGCACTTGGCGTGGTCCTCGTCGTCTCGATCGTCGCCGAGCTCCTGCAGCTGCGCAAGGAGGTAGTTAGCCAGGTCGGCGGCTTCCTCCTCGCACTCGGTTATCCACGCTCGAGGCAGGTCGCGCCACGGGCCCTCCCCCATGCGCCGCTCCCTGAAGCTGTTGAGAGCGTTGGCGATGTCGGCGGCGTTGGCGACGTACTGCGCCATCTCGGCTGCCTCATGGACCTGCTTGCGCTCCCATTCAAGGTCGCGCGCCATCGTGCGGGTATCGAGCTTGCGCCCGCAACGGGCACAGGCACCAGCGCCCTCGAAGGCCGCCTGGTGTCTTGGGTTGGCGCTCGGCACATGCCCCTCGAGGAGGCAGAAGTCCAGCGCTGTCATGTTGGTGCTCATCTACTTATCTCCCCCTGCCGGTCGACTACGAAGCCCGGCTCCACCTCCAGGTGAGGCCGGTCCTGCTCTGTCTTGGAGATGAAGGCGGTGAAGGCGCGGCGGCTCTGGCCGTGCGGCATCGTGAATAGGACGACGGTGTGGCCGTCCTCGTAGGTGATGCCGTTTAGCCGCGCGTAGCGGTAGCCGCAGCTGTGAAGGAGCCGCAGCACGTCGAAGGTTGAGCGCATCTCACCAGCGCTCGCCTCTCCACATCAGCACGCCGTTCTGCCAGCTGGCGAGGTCGATGCTGTAGTGCCCGAAAGGCTCGTCGGTTATCTCGATCGACGCCCAGCCCGGTGCCCAATCCAGGTTGCTGTGCGCGAGGTAGCCCGGCCAGTCCGTTGCCTTCTTGGGCATCTGGAACATGCCGCCGACCTCGGCGCCCTGGACGATCTTGTGGCGCCCGGAGGCCTTCCAGCGCACGGTGACGCCGATGCCCTGCCGGTGAGTGTGGCCCGAGACGGTGGCGAACTCGGCCTTGCGCATGTTTGCCAGCACCGATGCGGCCGAGCCGGCCCGCACCGACAGGCCGTGCCTTACCACCAGCTCGTCGGTGAGCTTGACCGTGGCGTGCTGCCAGCGGTCCTCGCTGCCGATCATCTCCACGCCGAGCTCGTCGAAGCGCAGCAGGTTGCGGATGCTCCAGACCGGAACATCGGAGCCCGCTACGCACAGGTCAGCGGCAGCGTCGGCACGCTCGAGCAGGTAACGGGAGAGGTTGCTGTCGTGGTTGCCCGGGATGAACTGCACCAGGCAGTCATCGGGCACAGCGGCAACGAGGCGCGCGAGGACCTCTCCGGCGCTCTGGATGCACTCGTTGGCCGTAGCCTCGCCGCGCTCCTTGGCGTGACGGGAGATCGAAGGCCAGTCGACCAGGTCGCCGTTGATGATGAGCCGGTCAGGCTGGGCCTGCAGCAGCACCTGCTCGGTGACCTCGAGGAGCTTGCGGTCGTAGTACGGGCAGTGAAAGTCGCTTAGGACAAACACAAGGCTGCTCTGACGCTCTCCTCGCTTCTGCCGGGCCGGAGGCCTTACCGTCAGCGGGCGGCCGCCGAAAGCGGGCTGCACGAGCTCTGAGAGCGTGGCCTTGATGCGGCCATACGAGACCCGAAGGCTTCGCATGACCTTCTCCTCGCCGCCCTTGCCTTGAGCCTCCCAGACGCTCTGCCGGCGGGAGATGACCTCCCACAGCTTCGGGTCCAGGTTGGCTCGCTTGAGCAGCTCGGCGTCGGTCGGGACATCGTCAGGGTTGACCGTGGCCTCGATGAACTCCGCAGAGGCGGTGTCCTTGCCGGTCTCGATCGTCTGACGTGGTCCGGTGACCGGACTTTCGGTTGTCGCAGGCTCCTCCTTGACCCTGATGCCGAGCGATGAGGCGCGGCTCTTGATCTCGGAGACGTTCCTGCCTGTGGCACGCGCAGCAGCAGCCCAGCCCCCATGCTCTGCGAGCAGTTGGCGAAGCTCCTGCGCGCTCAACGGCGCGCGTTTGCTCAAGCGCTCTTGAGGTAGCCGGCAGCGAAAGCGACAACGGTGGCGATAGCTGCGCCAACGTCACCGGGAACCTCTACGCCCGCCACGCTGGCGAGGTAGACGATTAGCGTTGCGACTGCGCCACCGATACCTGCGGCGGCAACCTTCGGGACAGGCTTCATAACCCCTCCTCAGTAGTGCTTCTCGATGAACGCCCGGAGCTGGTCGCCCGGGCAGGACGTCTGTGTGACTGCGCTGTGTGGCTTGACCGGCACGTTGCGCTTGATGACCTTGGCTCGCAGGTGCCACACCAGGCGGCGCAGCTGCAGCTTGGTCTGCCAGGTCAGCTTGTCGTCGGCGCGCATAACCACGCAGACGGCGATCGTGTTGGTGTTGTGGTTGGCCTGAGCGGCCGGGATGACGCGCGCGCCCCTGCCGTAGAAGACGCGCGGCTTGCTGCCGTTGAAGACGAGGTAGTTGTAGGCGATGTCAGACCAGCCGCGGCCGTCCATGTGGAAGTCCTGTATGCCGCGGATAAGCGCCTTCTGCTCGTCCAGGCTCGAGGCGCTCGGCGACTCGGAGTAGTGAATGAAGAGCTCGCGGACGCTGCGCGGGTCCTGATAGGAGCGCTCCTTGGGCTTGCGTGCGCCCCACTGGCGCCGGCTGATGATTCTCACTTGTTCTTCTTCCTTGCCAGGCGGTAGCGCCAGTACCAGACGCGCGCGCTGCGCGTGTAGGGGCCGCGATAGGTGCAGTGCCACGCCTCTGAAGGCGCATCGGAGCTCAGCTGGCCGCCCTTGATGCCCCAGCCGAACAGGTGCCCGAAGCGCCGCACGGCAGCCTGCTGGGCCGGTAGCGGCAGGTCGACCGCCTTGCCCCAGCCGTGGTTGCTAGTGCCAGGACGAGCGGCGATCGGCCCCTTGCCGTTCATGTAGTTGCTCCAGAACTCCTGCTGCTTGGCGAGTGTGCGGTACGAGCTCGCCGGGCCGGTCGGGTACAGCCAGATGCCGGTCTTCTTGTAAACGCACCAGCGCAGAGCGAGCCAGCTGCGAGCGGGCGCGCCCTTGGCAAGCTGGCCGCCCGGGATAGGCGAGAGCGCAGACGCCGGCAGGCGCCCGTTGAGATAAGCCATGAGGTCCTCCTGCGCTACCAGAGCGCGTTCCAGCTCGTGCCATCGCCTGCGTAGAGGCGGTTGGTCGCGCTGGTGTCGAAGATGATGCGGCCCTTGTCAGCGGTGAGCGTCGCTCTGTTCGAGGTTTTGTCGATGCGGACTACCGAGCTCTCAAGCAGGGCGATGCGGCGCTCGAGCTGCGTTATGTAGGCCACCAGGTCCTGCTGCGTGTTGAAAGCTGGCATCAGACTCCCCTTCTGCCGAAGTTGACCGCCGTCGAGATGGACTGCGTCGAGCTGGTAAGCGGCGCGTCGGTATTGGTTGCGGTATTCGTGGCCTTCGGTGCCGCAGGTGCGGTCACCACAGCGTTGCCGACCTCGCACTCAACGCTGTGGTCGGTCTCAACTCCGCTGTTGTCGATCGTGAGGGCGATCTTGTTCACTCGCACGGTTGCGTCGGCGGCGATGGAGCCCCTGATGGCGGTGAGGCGCACCGGGTCGCCGACGTTGTAGTCCTGCAGCGGCTGCGGCGCGATCGCCGGGTCCGGCGTGAAGCTGATGGTCTGCGACCAGCCGGCCCGCACCAGGGCGTCTGCCGTGTTCTGGCAGTCGGTGCTGCTGTAGAGCTCGGCGCGCTGCTCGACGCTCTCCCAGCGCCCCAAGGCGCTCTCTGCCGTAGTGATGGCGGCGGTGACAGTCGACGAGGACTCGACCTCGTTGCCGATCACCAGCACACGGGTCTGCGGCGGCGTTATCTGCTGCGCCACCGACAGCACGTTGACCGGCGTCCCTGCGCCGTAGCCGAAGGTGATGGTCGGCGTCGTGGAGGTGTATAGCGGGCCGACGTCAAGCGTGGCGAGCGTTGAGCCCTGCGCCTGCGGATTGACGCGCAGGTCGGGCCCTCCCGTCAGCTTGCTGAGCTCAAGGACGCGGTCGAGGATGACCTCGCGGCTGATGAGCAGGTCGTCGATGACAACGGTGCTGGCGGTAACTGTCCCTGCGACAAGACCAGTTGCAGTGTTCTCGTTGGCCTGTGAGAGCAGCGACGGGTAGGAGCCAACGGTGGACGTGCTGGCGATGATGTTGGCGCTGTTCTGGTCGTACCACTCAATGTCTGCGCGGCTGATGCGATACCTGAGAAGAGCCAGGCCGTCCTCGAAGGTTGCGGTGAGGTTGGCCTCGTTGTCGGCGGTCTGCTCGATGCTGGTCAGGAAGCCGGCAAACTTGAGCACGCCGTCCCTGTAGGCGTACAGGCGAGGCGTGATGCTCGCCACCTGCGTGATGAGCGTGAAGGCCCTGTCGTCGTCTACGTCGAGCTGGACGATGGCCTTGCTGACGTCGGAGCGCTGATACTCGAGCTGTACCTGCTTGGCTGAGCCGTCCAGCACGTCGATCGTCGTGCCCGCCTGGTTAGCGAGCACGAATGACCAGGCCACGGGTTAGACCCTGTCGACGAGAGCGACGATGATGCCGGAGATAACGCCGGCCGACGCGGCGATAGCGCCGACGATGCCGAGGGTCTTGGTGCGGCGCTGCTCGCGGTCCTGCTCCACAGCAGCGATCTGCTTATCGGTGTCCTCTACGTCGTGAAGGCGATCGCTGAGCTTGTCCAGGTCGCCCTGCAGCTTGCCGAGCGCCTGACGGACTGCTTTGTGGTCCTCGCGGTTCTGCTCGGCGAGCTTATGGAGCTCACGCTGTAGCAGCAGGACCTCGCTGCTGGTCACTGGTCCTCGACCGGCGCCTCTTCGGCGACGGGCTCCTGTTCGACGCGCTTCTCGACGCTGAAGGTGATCGCCTCGCCATCGTGCAGCGCGCCGATCTTCTGGTGGGCGTCTGTCATCTCTTTGGCGGCGGCGGTCGCGGCCTTCTTGGTTTTGTGCCAGCCGTACTCCTGCGCGGCCTGGTCGTGAATGACTACCCAGCTCATCAGCCGACCCTCACTGGACGCACAATCATATGACGGTTCCAGTAGACGCCAGTTCCCGCTGAGACCTTGTATTTCGCTGTCAACGTGACAGCTGTCAGTCCAGCCTTCAGTCGCGTCTTGGTTGCCGATGCGTAGGCGTTGGCAGCAGTGTTTGATTGACCGATCTGCACGCTGTCGGCATCCAGTGCGGTGCTCGCGCCGATGTCGTAGCTCATGTGGATGACGCCAGAGGTGTTCCCGTTGTATCCGGTGAAGCCAATGGTGACCTCGTAGTCGCCGGCGAGGGGCAGCGTTACCGAAGGGCCAGCAGTTGCCAGCGCCGCATAGCTTGTCGATGATGTCGTTTCGTTGTCGGTGATTGTTCCGTCCTTGATGCTGCTAACGAAGCCCGAGCCGCCGATGTATTCCCACGGGTACGTCGCGCTGCCGCCGTTGAAGGCGTTCCGGTAGCGAAGATGCCAGATGCGGCCGTTGGTGCTGTCGGCGCGGTAGTAGATCTCCTGCCCGTCTGCGGCGGGCGAAGGAAGCGACGTCTCGAAGGTCGGCACGCCACCAGCCCACGGGCGCCGGTCATTGATCATCGCGGTGGTGACGCTTGACGCAGCAGCGGTGACCCTGACGAGGGCAAGCAGCAGGCAGGAGGAGGGCAGCGCCGGCGTGCCGTTGGCCCCAGGCGCGTCGGTAGCGGCAGCTGAGGCGTTAGCGGTGCCGGTGATGACGCGCACGCGGGCGATGTTCAAGCCGCCCGCATCGTGCTGGTCGTCCTTGACCTCGAGCACCACCAGGTCGTTGCGCGGGTTGGTGGCGTCGGCGGCGGCAATGTCGACGTTGACGTTGGCGGCCGTGGGCGGGACGTGGTACTCGCCCTGCGCGGTGACGCTGTCGCCCTGGACCGTGGCGCCGAGCCCTACCGAGCTGGCAACGTCGACGGTCATGTTGGCGCCGGCCGCTCGCTGGATGACCTGGTAGCTGCCGCCTGAGAGCACGCCTTCGCGGACGCTGGCCGCCCAGAACCTGCGGTCGTCGATCGCCGAGTAGTTCCCTGCCTGCAGCGTGACAGGCGCCGAGCCCAATGTCGGCGTGATCGTTGCTGTGGTTGCCATGTTCTCCTCTTAGGTGAAGGCGGGTCGGTAGATGAGGTCAGCGTGGGCGTTGGCGTCGAAGTTGCTGGCGACCAGCTGGACGCTGCCGGAGCCGACAGGAAGAGCGAAGAAGGTGGAGTTGACCGGGTCCAGCAGGTTGAGGCGGCTGGTGGTGCCGTTGAGCTTCACGGTGCGGGCAGCGGCGTCGATCTCTAGGTAATCCCCTGGTCCTACCTCGCCGCTAAAGATGAGCCTGATCTCGTCGGTGAGGATGACCTGCGGGCTCGTGCAGTAGCCGAAGATGCGGATGATAGGCGGCGTGGGCACCGAGCCGGTGTTGTTGTAGGCCACGTCACCGCCCGAGCTCGGGTTGTAACCGCGTGTGTAGGTGTAGTCGTAGGTCTTGCCGCCTGCCGGAGCAGCCAAGGCGTTGCCTGTAGCGGTCGTCTCGGTCTGCGAGTAGACGCGCGGGTCGGGCGCCACGAAGGACACCTGGTACTTCACCCACGCAGCGCCATCGGTGAGCGTCAGCGGCTGGAAGTCCTGCAGCCTGACGCCCGCCTGCAGCTGCTGGCCGGAGGCATCGCGGGTCCACTTGAGCGTGCGCTCGGTGCCGATCGAGTCGTAGATCGCCGAGGCAATCGTGTCGAAGTTGTCGAAGGCTCCCTCGATTGACGAGCCGAGGACCTCTCCCTCGAGCGTGATGGTGCGGCTGTCGGTAAAGCGTGAGCGCACGAAGCCACCGGAGGCCTGCGAGCGCTGCGTGATGAGGTTGCGCACCGGAGCGACGCCCTGCAGCCCCTCAGCCCTGGTAACCACGGCGTTGCTCCCAGAGGCCGTCGAGTGCAGCGTGACGTTGCCGGATGCGGTGGAGAGCGTGATAGAGGAGATCATCGGGTAGCCAGCTGCCAGCCAAGCGCCCTGGCGAGGGCGACCGGGTCATCGGCGGTTGTCTGCGGGTAGACGTTGAGAGTTACCCCTGAGCCGCTCATGCGAGCAGTGCGCGTAGCGGAGTAGACGTTGCCGCCAGAGATGAGCTCCGGGCCGGTCTCTCCTACGAGCGTCAAGCCAGCGCGAGAGAGCATGCCGCCCGAGGCGCGCTTCTTCTTTGCGTTTTTCTTGACCTTCGGCAGTCTTCTCGGCGGGTTGATCGTGGCGCCTGCCTCCGGGTCGGGCGTGAAGGTGAGCCCGAAGGGCAGATTAGCGTTGATGGCTGCTACCCAGGCGTAGTAGTTGCCGCTGAAGTTGTTGAGCAGGGTGTTGATTTCTGTAAGGCCGCCAGCCCACGCATCTACCTGCCCGTCAATGCCAGCCTGCGTAGCTTCAAGCTGCCGCTGCGCTGAGTCGATCGTGCGCTGATCGAGGACGTCGTAGTAGTCCCGGTTGAGCGTGTCGAGCTGATCCTGGAGAATCTGCACGCGCTGCGGGCCATAGCGCTCCTCAAGCGCAACGAGCTCCTGCTGCGTCTGATCGGCGGCTTCTAGGTTGCCGGCCTGCTGCTGAGCGGCGTAGCGGGCTTCAAGGGCGGCTCGGCGAGCGGCATAGCGAGCCTGAACAGCCGGGTTGTTTGCCTCAGCACGCGCTCGGGCAATCTCTTCCTCAAGCTTCTTCTTGTCCGTCATGTAGGACTTGTCTGCCGAGCGCTCACGTTCTGCGTCGCGGGCAGCCATCCCCATCCGTGCGAGCGCCGTGGCGTTGTTGAACGTCGCCTGAGCTCCTGCCTCCAGGGCAGCGCGGTAGGTCTCTTTGGCGGTCTCAATGATGCCGCGCAGCTGATCCTGCGCGTTCTTGATCGCCTCGCGCTTGTTGAGCTCGGTCTGGATGCGGCGCAGGTCAGACTCGGCGCGCTGGATCGCGCGCTGAGCGTTCTTGTCGCTGCGGCCCGAGAGCGAGTCGATGCGCTGCTGCAGCTTGGCCTGCGCCTCGAAGAGCGTCTGGTCGGTAGTGCGAGAGGTAGGCCGGAAGCCGCCACTGCCCACTCCACCGGAGGCACCGATCTTTGCGATCAAGTCGGCAACCTTGCCTGCCGGCGACTGACGCAGCAGGTTCAGAACGCCCTGAATGGCGCTGGCGGCACTATTAGCCGCGCCGCGCATCGTGTTGAAGGCAGCGCTGACGACGTTCTTGGCCGCGTCAACTGCCGTTGAGATACCGCGCATGGACGCGCCGATAACGCCCTTGACGGCACTGATAGCGCTTGCCAGTGAGCTCGCCATAGCAGCGATGAATCGCAAGGCAGGTCCCACAGTGCGCAGCTGAGCAGTGATTGACACAGCCATTGCCTTGATGACTGGCACGATGATCGGCTTGAGCTCGGTCAGGACCTCAGCCGTGGCTCTAGCGGCCTGACTTGCCGCTCGAGCCATCTTCGGCAGCTCTTGACGAGCAGTAGCGCCGATCTGCTGCAGGGCGGGCTTGATGGCCTTGTAGATGCCGTCGACCGAGCTACGGAACTCGCGGCTGCGCCTGTAAGCGATGAAGAACGCCGCGCCGATGGCGGCAACGGCAGCTGCAATAGCGGCGGCACCGGCCAGGTACGGGTTCGAGAAGATTGCCATTAGCCCGCCGCTGATCCCAGCGAGCATTGAGCCGAGCTTCACGCCGGCGATGACGGTGGCAAGCGTGGCGATAGCCGCTCCCACGTTGGCGAAGCCGTTACGGGTCTGGGTCAGCGGCCCGTACATGGCGTTGATGACGTTGAGGATGCCCTGCAGCTTGTCTCGCAGCTGACCGGCAGCACCGACGCCCGTGCGAAAGTTGACGACAAACTGCGCCACGGCGGTAGCGACAGTGGCGAAGGCTTTCAACAGCACGGTGCCGAGCTGCACGCGCAAGCCCATGACAGCGAGCATCGCGGTGCGCTGCGCCGTTGCGTACTCCTTGAACGTGGCGACGCCCCTATCCCCTATCTCAGCGCCAAGAAGGCCTGCCAGGCGCAGCTGCTCCTGTATCCCCTTTGAGCCCATGTCCAGAATCGGGAACAGGGCCTGATAGCCGCGACCGAACAGCTGAGCAGCGAGGGCGGTCTTGTTGGCGCCGTTTGCCATCTTGCTCAGGCCGTCTGCGGCCTGCAGGAATACCTGCTGCGTGTCGCCCCTGCGGATGGCGTCCTGAGAGACGCCGAGCTTGTCGAAGGCCGACGTGGCGCTTTCGGTGCCCTTCTGAGCGGCGACGATCTGCTTTGACAGAATCGTGAAGCTGGTAGTCAGCTTCTGCGTCTCAATGCCACGCACCTTGGTGATGGCGATGAACCGCGAGGCCTCTTTGCTCGAGAGGCCCGTCGTGCGAGTGAGCTGGATGGTGCTCTTGGCAAGGTCGGTAGTGACATTGACTGCCTTGCGGCCCTGGTCATAGACCGTGTAGAGCGAGCCGATCGCCGCAGCAGCTCGCAGGGCGTTCTTGGCGATGCCGCCGAAGACGTTGCCCTTGCCGGCGCGCTTGGTTGCCTTGTTGAATCTGTCGGTGTCACCGATCGCCTTGCGGATGCCTGCCGCATACGAGCTGGCATCGGCGACAATGTCGACCTGGACCTTCTGGCTTCGAGCCACTAGCGCTCCTGTTGGTTCATCTGCTTGATGTCGTCAGCTATGCCGTGCAGCTCGCTGAGCATCAGGTCGTCCATCTCCCACGGCCTGATGCCATACACGCGAGCCAGCGTCGGCGTCCACAGGTGCCGCGCCGTGAGAGCTACGAAGGGTCCGGCTCGGCCTTCTTCTTCTTGGCCGGCTTGTCGTCCTCTTCGTCGGCAAGAAACTCGATGTCGGACAGCGTCCAGTCCAGGACCATGTCTTCTGTGAGCTTCTTGCCGGTGCGCTGAGCGGCGACGACAACCAGCGCGGTGACCACGCCGGTGTCTCCCTGCTCGAGCGCCTCTTCGATCTGTCCGGGCAGTAGGCCCGAGACGTTCTTGATCGTCTTCATCTCGCGCAGCGTGAACTCCTCGGGCACCTCAAAGGTGCCTGCTGGGCACTTGATCTTCATTCCCTGCTCCTTTCCCTATCGCCAGCCGGCCTTGCGCATCGTCTCGTCAACGATGTTCTCGACCTCCCGGCGTATCTCGTCCTGCATGGCTTCCACAGCGGGCTCGAGGAACGCCCTGGGCCCGGTACTGCCGCCGCCGCGCCCGCCGTACTCGTAGATCGCCGGGTACGGATAGGGCGCGCGCTTGCCTGTCTTGCGCATAGCCTTGGCGCGAATACTGGTGCCATCCATGCGCACCGACGGAGCGATCTTGCGGATGAGCTCGCCGGAATCGCGCAGGCCCTTGACGCCGGCAATCGCCTTGGCCTGCGTTGCTACTTGCTTGCCGATCTTGCGCATCCCGACCTTGACTTCAGTGTCAAGGCCGGAGTCCAGCGCTTTCAGCTTCTTGCGAAAGTCTGCGTAGTTTTCGATAACTACGAGATTCGCGGAGTCTGCCATTTAGGCAGTGCTGTCGGTGTTCACCACGGTGACGGTGATCGGTGCGTCGGTGCCGTTGTAGAGCGCCTTGTAGGCGAGCTCAACGTCCAGGACCTCCGCGCCGCCGACGTTCGGCGTGTTGCCATCGAAGCGCACGGCGGGCAGCGTGACGGTGATGCCGCGCTTGTAGGTGCCGGTGATGGCGGTGCCCTCCCACTTGAGCGTGAGAGCCGCCTGCGTGTTGTTGACGAAGCGGTTGTAGGCGGTCAGGTCCTTGAACTCGGCGGTGACCGAGCCGGTGATCTCCGTCATCGCGGCAGCCACAGGAGCGTTGATGGTCTGCGAGCCGAGGATGTAGCGCTCGGCGTCCAGGCCGAGGTCGACCTCCACCGAGGCCTCCTTGCACTCGTAGCTCGAGCCGGCGACCGTGATGGTCGCGCCCGCGAAGGAGAGCAGCTCCTGGCTGGACGGATAGGTGGCCGACGTGATGGTGCCGGTGCTCTCGTCCTTGCCAACGAAGTTGAACTCGCCGGTGAGCAGCTCGTTGACCGAGTTGCTGAGCGTGAAGCTGCTGATCTTGCAGCCGTTGTAGGTGAAGGCGCGCACGGTGCCGTCGTTGCCCGGGCGGCCGACCTCAAGGGTCAGGCCGAGCGAGTAGCTGTCGGCGAGCACACACTCGTGCTGCTTGACCGAGCCGGAGAGCGTGGAGGTCGTGACCTGGCCGAGGGCGTGCTGGAAGAGCAGGCCGCTGTTTTCGGCGGTCATGTCCATGCTGACCGAGCCTTCGACGGCCTTCTGGCCGACGGCGTAGCGGTCGGAGCGCATGACGCGGTTGCCGGCGCGCAGGCCTTCGGACTCGATGCGCTCAATGCTGAGCGACAGGCTTTCGTCGGTGAACTCGTAGAAGCGGGTCGGCGTGACGGCGGTGCCCCAGGTGGACTCTACGCCGATGCCGAGCTGTGCGGCCAGGCCGCTGCGGATTGCCATGTGTTACTCCTCGTCCTTGTCGGACTTCGTGGTTTTCTTGGTCTTGGCGAGCTTCCAGTCGCCGCGCTCGAGCAGCTCCTTGGCGAGCTCGTCGGGCAGGTCGACTGTTCCGTCCCGCTCGCACTCGTAGCTCATGCCCGAGGGCAGCGGGATGTAGACGCCCTCGTGAGGGCCCAGGTAGGTAAGGGTCTTCAAGGTGTCTCCTAGATGCGCTCGGTTGCTTGTATGCCGAGCGTCAGTACGGATTGACGGGCTTGGTCTGAGGCGTACTCCTCAAGGCTGAAAGGCTGCAGGAGCTCGGCGACGCGGACGGTGCCGCTCATCGTGACGTTGGTGCGCAGGACCTCCTCGATCTCAGCGGCCATCGCAAAGCAGCGCTCGGTTGCCTGCTGCTGTTGGTTGCCTTCCCTGAGCGTTGAGACGTAGACGTCTAGGACGTAGGTCTCGTCCTTGCGCAGGGCACCGAGCGCAGCAAACTCCTGTGAGCCGCTCAGGTCGGTCAAGGCGATGAACTCGCGCGGTGCGCCCAGCGGTACGCCGTAGCTGATCGTGACTCCTGACAGGCCTGAGCGGGCCGTTAGGGCGGTCAGCAGCGCAGCCTTGAAGGCAGGCGCCGTCGAGTAGTACGTCAGCGGCATTAGGCCATGCCGACGCGCCGGTACGGACCCAGCATCCGAAGCGAAGCTGAGGGCAGCGCGTAGTTGATTGGCCTATCGGGCTGGAGCTGGCGCGGCTCGTTGACAAAGTCGCCAATCTCCAGTGCCGGGATGTCCTTGCGGATTGCCGAGGCCACGGCGAGGATCGCGGCCTGCTTGACGTCGCTGGGCACCGAGGCCATGCCCCAGGCGCCGGCGATCGACACCTGCGAATAGCCGAAGTATTTGGCGCTGTCGCCGTCGTGCAGCGTCGTCAGGTCGGCCGAGAAGCGCACCTTGAGGTAGGTCCCAAAGCGCGTGGGCAGCGGCAGCAGCTGATAGTCCTGCGTGGCGGTAAGCGTCTCGGGCTGCGCCTCTTCCGGGTGCAGCGTCATCGTCGTGACGGTGCGCAGCTCGTAAGGCGCAAGGTCAAGGACGCGCTGACCTACCGGAAGCGTGAAGACGCGCGTCGCCGAGGCGGTGGCGACAAACTCGCGGTCGCAGTAGCGGGCGATGGCGTCGCTGATAGGCGTGATGGTGTTGGTGATGAGCGTGTCGCGGCCGGTGTCGGCCTGTGGCAGCTCGAGGAACGCCCTCACGTCGGAGAGCGAGCACAGGTCCTGAGCGGCCATCTACCTGCGGGCGCCCAGCGTCGGGATGCGCTTGGCGGCACGGTCGGCCTGCGTGCGGCCTTCCTGGCCGATCTTTGCCAGCTGCGCGTTGAGCTGTGCGACGAGCTCGTGGTCCTTGGCCTTGGCGGCACGGTCGCGCTGTGAGACCAGCGCGGCAATCTTGCTCAGCATGAGCTTCTCCCTCACTTGAACTGCGGATAGCAGCGGGCAGGAATCGAACCTGCCCGAGCCCAGTCCGGTGACCGGACGCCAGGGCGCTGCTGTTATCGCTTGACCTAGAAGGTCGGAGCGACGAGACCGGTTCCGCCGATGACGGCGAAGTTGTCGCCGGCGTACCGCTCGGCGGTGAAAGCCGAGAAGTTGTAGAGCCGGAAACGGACCGTGAGCTCTGCGGAGAGAGTCTCGCGGAAGACCTCGGCCTTGGGAGCACCCTCGTAGAGGAAGGCGTCGTCGAACTTGCCGACGATGATGCGGTCCTCGTTGGTGCCCGAGCCCAGGTTGGTCGGGATGTTGGCGTCGAGGAACACCGGCAGCCCCAGGAGGGTGCCAGCGAAGGCCTCGGCGGCCACGTCGCCGAAGGTGGCGACGGCGTTGGTCGGGCCCGAGCTGTTCGGGACAACCAGCGGACGGTTGCTCGAGTCAAGCCCGGCAACCAGGAAGCCCCAGCGACGCGGATGCATCACGATGGCGTTGGCCGGAGCGAACCGCTCGGAAGCGATCTGCTGGACGGCGTCGGCCAGCTTGGGGAACAGGCCGGCGACCGTGGGGGTCGAGGCCGTGTACGTCACGGTGTTGACCGTGTCGGCATGCAGGATGCCCTCGTGAGTACCGGACGCGCCGGTGCTGTTGATGATCGCCGAGTCGATCGCCTGCGCGTGCGCGGCGGCGAGGTCGGAGAAGATCACCTGGTCAAAGGCGATCGGGCTCTGCTCAACGAGCTGCACGGAGCAGTCGCTGATCCCGCCGTAGGTACGGACGGGAGCGGTGACCGTAGCGGTGACCAGGTCGGTCTCCGACACGGCGGTGTTCTGCGTGGCCTGAGCGGCGACCGACGTGCCCGTGGTGATCGCGGGAACGCTGATCGAGTCGGTGCCCGCCGGGAGCGGGAACTTGCTGCACAGGTCGGCAGTGACACGACTGGCACGCGCCTTGGCGACGTAGTCCTGGACGAGCCAGAGCGGCGGAACAAACTCGCCGCCGGTGCCGTCGGTCGTGTTGTTGTCGCGGGCCTCGCTGGTGGCGACGTGCAGCGAGTGCTGCGCGAGCCGCTCGGAAGCGGCGCTGTCACCGGAGACCTTGGACAGGTACAGGTCGCGGAAGTAGGAGCGCTCGGGCCGGTCCTTGCGGTATACGGCCTCGTTGCTCACAACCTCCACGCGCGGTGACTCGGTCTCCTCGACCGGGCGCACCGGCATCGACTCGCGGGCCTCGACGACGGCCTCCATGCGCTCCAGCTCCTTGCGGGAACGCTCGGCCGCCTCGTGGGCGGAGTCGAACTCCGACTGCAGGGCGTCGAGGTCGGCCGACTCGTCGGCGTTCTCGATCGCATCGGCAGCGGAGTGAAGGGTCTGCGCAGCGGCGTTGTAGGCCTCGCGCAGCTCGGTGATGCGTGACATCACTTCTCCTTGCTGTGGAATGTGTGAAGAGCCATGCGCGTGCTGTTGCGCATGACCTGCAGACGCTTGGACATCGTCTGCTCGCTGCCCTCATCGGAAGCGACAGCGCCGCCCGCCTGGTTGGCTACAGGCGCGACGGTTAGAGCCCCAGCCGAGTCATCGGCCTGCGAGCTGTCCAGAAGATTGTGTGCTGCCATCGCCGAGCGGATGACGGCGACGTCGGTTTGCGGGTAGGCGCCCTGCGCGACGATGCTCACGTCGTACAGGCCGCTGACCTTGCGCACGGTGCGAGTGATCGCGCCGGTCTCCTCGTCCTTCATCCACTGGTCGCCGTTCTCGGCAACGGTGAAGGCGAAGCTCATCTGGTCGACCAGGCCGGTGCGCAGCTGCTCGGCTACGTCCTTGCCGTAGGACAGCGCGCCGTTGATGCGCGCCCAGATGTAGAGGCCCTGCTCGTCCTCGCGCATCTCGAGCGTCCCGTTGGCGGTGCGGGCCAGCGGCATCGTCATGTCGTGGCCGACAACCAGGTGTACGTCGGGCTGCGTGCGCAGGACCTCCTCGAAGGCGCCAGGAGCGATGCGCTCGCGGAAGCCGCCGAGGTCGTGCGACATCTCGTTGAAGACGGCGGCGTGGCCCCTGACGACGATCTCGTCCGGGCTGGCGCCGCTCTCGCGCACCTCGAGCTTGACGGGTGCGTTGCTGATCCAGCGGGCTTCGTCAGTCACTTGTTCCTCTTGTAGGTTCGGGATGATCCAGAGCTTGCAAAGGCCGCCCGGCTCGACGAGTCCGTCAAGCTCCTGCGGGCCCTGCACTACCTCGCATTGGCCGTTGGCCTGCGGGTCTTCGGCGTTCGGGTAGTAGAAGGCGCACGCCTGGCACGCCATTCCCTGCTCTGCGAAAGGGTTGTCCTGCGCGCCCATGTAATGCGCGCCGTCCGGGCCGATTCCGGCGTTGAACACGCCGTAGGCCTCGGAGATGGCCTCGGTTGCGTTGTAGAGCGCCTGCTGGCGGTCTGAGAGGCCAGCGATGTCTTGCTCGAGGTCGTCTTCAAGGTCATCGGCGGGCAGGTCCGGGTCCTCAAGCATGTCGTCGGGCATCTCGCCAGGCAGCTCGCGGCGGGAGCGCTCCTCGAGCTGACGGACCTTGTCCTCTGCCCATGAGCGACCGGCGTCGCCGCCCCACAGCGCCCAGGCCACGCGGCCGGGCCCGGGATAGTCCTCGTTGCCGGAGTCTGCGTTGGCCGGCGCGCTCATGTCTACCTCGTGACGGGCAAACCAGGCGGGCATCCGGCGCACCTTGGCTTCGGAGAGCTCGGTGCCATCGACCATGCGGCGGGCGTCGGTGAGCGTGGCTGCTACAAGACCGTCGCCACCGAGTCCCTCATCGACCCAGCGCAGGCCCTTGGCGGCCTCCTCGGCCATTCCGGCGTTCGGTGTCAGGTCGACAGCCATTACTGTCCTTGCGTGAGGTTCGGAGCGCCGCCGACAGGCGTCATCTGGAGGTCATCGCCGCCTTCGACGGCCGGATAGTTCTCCAGAGCGCGAATCTCGTTGGCGGTAAGCCATCCGGCCTGCCGGGCCTTGAGCATGGCCTCGTAGCGCTCGCGGGTTGACGGGCGCAGGAGCGAGTCGGCCTTGAACTCCGGGTAGAGCTCGTCCTGCGGCGGGAAGAGTTGCTGGTCGGCGCGTAGGGCGCTCTCGATGCGCCTCATGCGAGGAGCCAGGCAGAACTTGAGGAACTGCTCGGTGACCTGCTGCGTGTCGCCGATCGGGTCGCCGGTGATGAGCTGCGCCGGCAGGCCGAAGATGCGCGCGATGTCCTCGACCGAGAGCTTCATCTGGTCGACCATCGCCAGGTCCTGCATGTTGACCGGCATCACGGTGAGCTCAGCGCCGCCACCGAGCACAGCGGTGCGGCGCGCGCGGCCGGCTCCTGCGTGCGCGCTGTTCCACAGGTCGGCGATCTCCTTGGCCTGCTCGGCGTTGACCTGCTGCGGCAGGCGGATGACAGCGCCGGGCGCGGCGTCGTTCTGGAAGAAGGCGCCCTGGAAGCGGTTCACCTGCTGGGCGTTGGCGAGCACCTGGCGGTGAGCCTCGAGCGGCGAGAGGCCAAGAGCGCCACCGAAAGGCGCGATGCCGCGAATGTGCAGCAGCTCCTTGCTGGTCAGCTCGGCAACGTCGTCGCCGTCCCTGATCTCGTAGGTCGGCTCGTAGCTGTCCTCGTTGAGCACGCGGACGCGGTCGCCGCGGATGACGCGCAGCTCGCGGACCTCTCCCCTGCTCTGCGTCTTGAGGATGTAGGCGTTGCCGAAGGTCTCGATCGAGCAGGTGACGTCCTGCCAGAACTCAAACGGGCTCTGTGAGGCGTTAGGCGCGCGGTGCAGCAGGTCGTACTGCGTGGCGGCGTAGTCAGGCTCGGGCGTGCCGTCTGCGTTCTTGCGGTAGACCTTGCACGGCATCGCGCTGATCGAGTCGCTGATGAGGCGAATCGATGCCATGACGGCGGGCACCGACACCGAGCTGCTCGGCGGGTTGGTGGTCAGGGCGTTTTCGGTCGGCAGCGGGAAGCTCGCTCCGGCGGTGCCGAAGCTGCGGGCACGCAGGCTCACGTCGCCGCGAACGGTGGCGACCCTCACGAGAGCACCTGCACGAAGATGACGCGCTCGGCCGGGACCTCGAAGTGTCCGGTGGCCTCGACGCTGTCCTCCTCGACGATCGAGGGCGTGAGCATGATGTAGTGACCTGCCCAGCGGCCGGCGAGGATGCCTTCGACGCTGGGGCCGTCAGTTAGGTGCAGGCGGGCGGCGCGTTTTCCGCGCACTCTCCACGCCAGGCGCATGAGCCATACGGGCAAGGGTTGTCTCCTAGAGCTCGGCGATCTCGCCGTCGACGGTTTCGATGAAGTTGCGGGTCGTGCGTTCGACCTTGGCGTCGTCTCTGACGCGGTAGTAATCGCGCGCTGCCTGCGCTCTCTCGTAGGTGCGCAGCTTGTTGCGGTGCTCGAAGTCGAGGTGAAGCTGGCCGTGCGGCACGATGTCGTACTCGGTCGACGGGCCCCACAGCGCTTTCAGGCCCCATTTCCAGTCCGGGTCCTGAACGGCGAAGAGGTAGTGCGCTCCGTAGACGCGCAGGCCGCGCAGGGCCTTGAAGACGCAGGTCAGCGGGCTGCTGGACTTGGTCGGCGCACCGGCGTTAGCTGTCGGGACGATCGGCTCGCCGTCCGGGCCTTTGTTCCAGTCCCAGCGCTCGACCAGGTGAACGTCGTAGGCCTCGTACTCGCCGCTCTCCATCTGAGCGCGAGCCCGGGCACAGTCGCCGTCAATCAGGAAGGTGTCGGCGTCGATGACGACGTACCAGTCCTCCTCGGTGGTCAGCTGCTCGGCGAGCTGGAACATGAAAGAGCGCTTCTCGACCTCGTTGCCTATCCACGGCGTCTGCGGGACGTGCAGCGTGTAGCCGATACCGGCGGCCTGGCATCCCATAGCGATCGCCTCGTGAGCTTCTACGCCGCTCGAGGAGCCGTCCTTGTCGAAGAGGAAGTAAGCGCCATCGACATAAACCATGTGATCTACAAGGTGAGCGCAGGCAGCCGGGTGCGAGGCAAGCCACGTCGGGCTCTCATCCCAAAAAGCGCACAGCCCGATGACCCTCACAGCTCGACCCTCGTCGCGCCGGCGTCCATCTCGCGCGCCCAGGCAACTCCGGGCTCGCATTTGCCGAGCGGCAGCTCTTCGCGGCCTAGTCCGGCGTGAATGTAGGCGCCGACGAGGTTGCAGCGGGCGTGATGCCAGTGCATCGAAGTCGTACCGAAGCGGCCACAGTTGACTTCTGTCAGCTTGGGCTGGCCGGTGGAGTCTTCCCTTGCATCGACCATGTAGATGCCGTTAGAGACGCCCTGCAGGCTTCCTATGACCCTCTGCGCGGTGTCGTGGAGGTCCTTGCGGTCGACGGTGACCTGCAGCGTGGCGGTTGAGGCGATCTTGGCCGGCGAGCGATCGGCACCGAGCAGTCGCAGACGCTCCTTCATGCCGTAGGCGACGAGCTGGCCGTCCTTGAAGACGCCGGTCCAGCTGAGGTCCTTGCCCGGCAGCCGCTCCTGCAACATCCAGTCGTCATCGGCAAAGTCAAACTGACGCCAGTGGCGCATCCAGGCGCGCGCAATCTCAGCATCGGCGACGGGAAGGGCACCGGAAGAGCCGGCGCCTTGGCGAAGACGCATCCAGCAGTCGCCGCCGAGGTCCTCGATGGCCCGCTCGAGCTCAGATTCGTCTGAGATTGAAAGCGTGGCCGGCGCATCGGGTCCGGCAGCGTTGGCGGTGCGGTACTTGTCGCCGCAAACGAAGAGGGCCGCGCGTCCAGGCAGGAGCGTCGGCGCGTTCAAGAGGTGAGCGTTGGCGGAAAGCCAGGTGACCTCGGCGTCGGGCTGAGCGTGAACAAAGGCGACGTCGTACCTGTGGATCAGCTGGTTGATCTCCGTGGCCGTGCGGTCCCGGCGCACGAGCTCGCGGTGCCTTCCACGCGCGAGCTGCAGCATGACCGGGTCGACGTCGCAGGCGACGGCCTCGTGGCCGCACTCGTAGGCGGCCTTGGTGAAGTTGATACCGGCGGGCCCACCTGCGCCGAGGACGAGAATCATCATCCGATCAGCACGAATCCCTGCTCTTGGTGCTCAGAGAGCGAGCGCCATGCCCTCCAGGTAGCCATGACAGAGGCCACGCAGGCGTCGATGCGCTTGCTCTGGTCCTTCTTCTGCACTCGCCAGCCCCTGTCGGTCATCTTGGCCGCTGTCGCTTCGACATGAGCGGCGAGGACCGGGTCGCCGTCGTGCAGCAGGCGGCGCTCCTGAGCTGATGCGTAGAACTGCTGGTAGGCATCGGCCATCGCGGCCGAGGACTGATGCAGTGGTGCCACGGTGAGCCCTTCCCCTGAGAGTGTCTGTGCCGAGCGCTCGAAGAAGCGCGGGTCGAAGACGAGCTCGCGCACGTCGTAGGTCTTGGCGAGCCGGCGGACGTACTCCTCGACCTGCTCGAGGTCCACACGGCCACCTTCGGCGTACTCGTGCGCCGGTACGTCGTGAACGGCGCTCCAGACGTGCGTGTTGATGGCGACCTTGTCCTCGACAAGCCATGCCATCGAGACGGCGGTGGTGTCGTGCACCAGGCCGACGTCGATGCCCAGGTAGACCGGCGTGCCGGGCACCGGGCGCAGCTCGCCGTCCTGCATCTCATCCCACAGCCCGGGCTTGAGCCATGAGGTGCGCGTGGCGGTCCACTGGTTGAGGTGAAGGCGCCGGAAGGCCTGCTCGTCGACCGTTGGCGAGTCGAGCTGCTGGCGCAGGGTCTCGGGCGTCACCCAGCTGGCCGGGTTCGCGCGCATCCAGGCGTCCTCGTCCTCGATGTCGACGTCCTCGGGCGCGGTGTACCACCAGAACAGGAAGCCGCTGTCGGTGTCCTTGGCAACGAGGAGCGAGCCGTCGTTTCTCTCCTCGAGGCTCGGCAGCTCCATCGCCTGCTTGTAGAGGCGGCCCAAAACGGTGTCGCGGTCATAGCCGGCGGTCGTGATCGAGCAGGTGAGCGGCTGCTCGCGGGCCCCTGTCGAGGTCTGCATCGCCGCCCATAGCTCTTCCTGCCTCGGAGTCATCCACGAGTGCAGCTCGTCGGCGACGATCGTCGACGGGTTGAGGCCGTGCTGCAGCTTCCCGTCGCTTGCTACTCGGCGGATGAGGCCATCGGTCTGCGGGCACTTGATGACGAAGCGCTGCTGGTCGAACCACAGCGCCAGGTCAGGGTTGCTCTCGGCAAACGAGCGGGCCTGGTCGAAGACGACGGCAGCCTGCTCGCGCGAGCCCGCTGCCACTACGACATCCGGCGCGTGCTCGCCTTCGGCCGCAGCTGACCACAAAGCCAGCGACGAGAGCAGCGAGCTCTTGCCGTTCTTACGAGGCAGCCCGATGAGCGCCTGGCGGATGACACGGTTGCCGTGCTTGTCGACGGCGAGCAGCTCGTCGACCATCTCGCGCTGCCAGGGCTCGAGCTTGAAGGGCTGCCCGTACCAGCGGCCGATCGTGTGGCGGATCAGCTGCTCGGTGAACAGCGAGAAGTGCTCGGCCGGCTCGAGCGGCCCTCCCTGCCTGATGCTCTTTGCCTGCCACAGCTTCGGCGTTGCGTCGCGCTCCTCGAGCAGATGCTCGTGGCGGTCCCAACGGAACGTGCCGTCACGCTGATGCTGCTCGATCGTCTTTGCCCTGCTCGGCGGCTTGCTCATTGGCTCCCCTCCTGCGCCAACTCCAGAAA